ATAATACTATTAATAATGACAGAATTAAATAAGTCAAAAAAAGAATATAGTAAAAATTACTATGAAAATAATAAAGAAAAAATTAGAATACAACAACAAGAATATTATAAAAATAATCAAAAGCATCTACGTGAACAACAAAAAGAATACTTTTCAAACTATTATGAGCAAAATAAACAACAAATAATAAATAAAAATAAAGAATATTATAAGCAAAATAAACAACAAATTAAAGAATTAAGAAAAGAATATTATGAGCAAAATAAACAACAAATTTTAGAAAAAAAAAAACAAAATTATATAAAAAATAAAACCAAAGGTAGCCTTGCTAAAACCGAAGGTAAAATTACTTTAGTTTAGTAAATATTGAAATAAATAAAATATTATACTAATGTATAATATATTATGGAAATAACAATTGAAAAACAGATTGAAAACATCGTTGAATTTAAAAAACTTATAGACGAAGATATAACGAATGATTACTATTTGTATCCTTTTATGGCGATGGTCTTAAATTTAACAGATAAAGTTGGCTTTCTTACTGAAATTGGTTTTAAAACTTTATTTAATGAGATTAATCTTGATTTTGATATAATTAATAGAAATCCTAAAAAACCTTGTCAAAAAGCATTAATACGTCTTGCTCTATATTTTACTATTTGTTATAATATTACATTATATTTTGGAGGGTTTGTTATGGGACTTGAAACTGAAGAAGGTAAGAAATTTTGTGAAAAATTACCAGCAGAACTTATTGAATATTTAAAAGCAATTATGGTAAGAGCAGACAAATTATTTCCTATTCTAGAAGCACAATTAAAAGGGATTACAAGTAAATTAACAAACGAATATGCTAAAATTTATAATGAGGAAAAAAGGAAATCTTGGACTAAAGATATTTTTCAAACCAGCGTCCATATTCCAGCACATCCTGACGATTATCCAGAGGGGTATAACCCTACAAATTCCTTTAAAGTTTAACACTACCGTTTGCTCCTAGATTTGCTTGGTCATATAATTCGGCTATATATGCGTCTTTAGATGTTGGAATTCCTTTACCCCTTATTGTTTTTTTTAATTCAGGAGCAATCACATCGTGACCTAAATCGTAACCTAGTGTGAATGGATTTACTCCTGTAGTCTTTTTGAATGGCTCCCCAAGTTTTTTACCTACGTTAGTAATTTCTTTTAAAATATTTAATTTACCACCTGATTTCGCCTGATAACCTTCTTTTAATTTTGGGTCTTTTAGTGCTTCATTATATTTCATATTATTATTTTTAGCATATGCCTTTACATATTCAACCCAAGAATTAGCCATCTTTATATTATTATTAGATTTTTTTTTTAATCCAGCACCCTGCTTTAATACATCAAATCTTGCACCAATTGTTGTAAAAGTATTAGCAATTTTACGTAATCTATCGTTACCTTCAAATAACACTTTCGTTTCTTGTTTAACCCAAGATTTATCTGTTTCATTACCAATATTATTAGCAGTTAAAAAAGCAATAATAAAATCTTGACAATTATTGTCTTTCGCAGAATAAGTAAAAAAATTACTACCCATTAATAATTGTGTTTTTTCTAAAGCCTCATTAAGAGTTAAACCAGTTTCAATATCACTATTTGTAATTTCTCTTGTTTCAGTATCTTTTGGATTTTTACATCCAATATCAGCATTAATAACTTCATTCTTTTCTAAAATAATTTTGGAATTACTATCTAATTCAATACACATAAATAAGTGAAATAATTTATCATAAGGTGTATTATCCAATTTTTGAGAAAACGTGTTCCCACTAGCAACTTGTAAAGCAGCCATTAACGGTCTCCCTAACGGAGTTCTGCCTAAAGTTATATTTGTAATATTTTTATCACCATATTTGCTTATAATATCCCTAACCTTTGGTGAGTAGTCATCTCTTCCATATATAACAGCATTAGCAGTATCTTTTACTTTATTAACTATATTTGTTACAGATTTCACTGCTTTTTTTACTTTTGGCATAGTTTTTATTATATTTTTAATTACACCCTTACCTTCTTTTCTCTTTTTAGCACTCGCAATTGTATTTTTTATTTTATTTAATCGTGCTTCTTCAACAGTTGAATATTTTTTTGGACGACCTCTTGTTTTTATAGGGTCAATTGATAAAATAATATTTTCATCTAAATTGGTCGCTAAATTTTCTACTGGCACATAATTAACTTTTTTTAACATTATTATATATATTTCAATATATAATAATTTATATAACTACCAAAGTAAATTATTTGAATAATAACCAGCAGTACCTAGTTTGTATAGGTCTTTATTATGTCTAATTTTATAAAGCCTTCTTCTTTCATTAGCATAATCAATCCCATTCTCAATAATATAAGTTGGGTAGTCCTTATAACCTTTTGCTCCTATGCTTAATATGAATTGATTATTAAAATCAAATACATCAATTTTTTTTTTTGGATTAGTGCTTGGTTTGATTTTAACACCAAGTTTTTCTGCCTGCTTAAAAGAATAGGGTTTTATTTCATATAAGCCTTTTCCTGTTTTTGCTATAAAAGGTGGCAAATTACTATTTCCTTGTATCTGTTGCTTTAATAAAATTTGTTGTAATAAATTTGCAGGGTCAATCTCGTTAGATAATAATGCTGTATTTCTAGTAACCCTTTTGGTTGGTCTATAAACAGGATAATCTAAACCGCCAATATCAGTCCAATTTTCTTTCATCCATCTTTTAAGTTTTTTTTCCTTATTATCGTCAGCATATTGTCCTCCCTTTAATTTATATTGCTTTTGTATATACATACTTTTATAAGCAGATGGTTTATCATATACTTTATCTGCTTCTCTCTTAACAAGGTCATATAACTCTTGATTTAATATTATAGGCATATATTATCTCTATAATATTAAAAATATTTTAATCTTCTATTTTTTCATTATTTTTAGTTGAATTATTTAAATTTGTTTGATGATTTACATCAAACTCGTGTTCTTTCTCTTCGGCTTCAATATCTCTCGTTATTTTAATACAACCACATTCAATCTGCTTACACTTTGATTTGTATGTTAAAGAGAATAGTTTTAAGATAAGTCCAGCAACTGTAGTTAAAAGAATTGTGTAGAATACTTCGCTGAGCATATATATAATACTATAAAATAATGTTATGCTATTCTTAAAACAGTTGCCGATGACGGCTGGATTGAACCTGGTGGTCCTGAAACATTCGTGTATTTATACAATAATGTATTACTAGCGTCTGTTATTTGTAAAACAAAACATAATGTAACGTCAATTTTTGTTACAGAATTTCCAGCGTATTCTAGCGTTGAACCACACGATAAATTAGTAATGTTTGTTTGAGTTGTTAGGATATAATCGTTTCGTGTCGCTGAAGTGACCCCAAAATTTAAGAACGCTGATGAAAAAATATAAATCCCTATAGGTAGGTCCGTGAATGATGCGAGTGTTAAACCAGCACCTCCAACAACGGTTAAAACAGAACTCCAAGTGTATGAGTTTGTATATCCTATTGAAGTATTTGAATAAGTTGGCAATGTTGAATAATTGAATTTTAATTGATTGGGAATAATTATTTTCTCATTCATAGTCCCCAAAACAATAGCATTACTTTCGTTTGCTACCGATAATGCTCCAATAGCAGTTGAATTTGAAACTCCAGAATCACAATCTGCGTTTGCCCCTAGACACGTATTATAAGAACCATCTATAGTAAAGCCCGAGCCGTATCCATAAGCACTATTAAAAGAAGTTGTTATAACACTTTTTAATGAGCCATTACCATACGCACAATTTGATGAACCCGATGTATTATTTAAAAGTGTTTCGTATTCTCCTGTTGCAGTATTTGTTCCCCCTGAAGTAATATTTTTTCCACAATCGTGACCGAAAAAAGAATTAAACCAGCCTGTTGGAGTTGTTCCTGTAGCATCGTTTAAAATTGTATTTGTTTGAGCATATCCACCACCGAAATCTATTGAATCTACGAATAATCTACTTGTATTGAAAATTGAACTAATATTATTTACAATTAAGCCGCTTAAAGTTTGTGTTCCAGTTTGTCCTATAGGATATTTTAAATATCTTTTATCAGCGGTTTCTTGTGTTAGTCCTGTATTTGTTCCATCATCCCAAAAAGAAGGTATAAATACAGGAGTTTGTGGATAAATTGGATTAGTAGAACTACTCATAATATATAATATTAATATTATATTTTGGGATTTTATGCTATTCTAACAATTGTTGATGCTCCTATTTGAACTGTCCCTGCTGTTCCTGTTATATTTGTATATTTATATAAAATAGTTCCAATACCAGTTATTTGTAATAAGAAAGAGGGTGTAATACATAATTTTCCAGCAGTATTTCCGCCGTATTCTAATGTATTAGAACAAGTCAAATTAGTAATATTTGTTTGCGTTGTTAATTGGAAGTCGTTTCTAGTTGTTGAATCTATACCGTAGTTCAAAAAGGCTGTTTGAAATAAATATAATCCTATTGGCAAATTTGTAAAACTGGCAACTGTTACTCCAGCACCTGTTACAGTAAGAATTGAGGTCCAATTATATCTTAAATTATAACCTAATGAGGTATTGGTATAGGTTGGGTTTGAAACATAATTGAATACTAATTGATTTGGGATTACAACTTTTTCGGTTTCACGCCCAAGAACTATTTGGTTTGATTGGAATACTTCGGCTCCATAACCAATCGCTGTTGAATAAGTTAGATTTGAAAACGCAGAATCTGTATTTGCTCCAATAAAAGTGTTATATGAGGCATCACAGGTATATCCAGCATTATTTCCTATCGCAGTATTAAAAGAACTTGTTTTAACGTTTTGTAATGCTCCATTACCGTATGATGAATTTGATGAACCAGTTGTTAATTGTGAGAGATTTTCAAATTCTCCGTAACCACAGTTTGTCCCGCCTGACGTTATATTTTTTCCACAATTTCTGCCAAAAAAACTATTATACCAACCAGTAGGAGTTGTTGCTCCACTATCGTTTAAGATTGTATTACTTAATGTATAATCACGTGTTATATATAATCTACTTGTATTAAAAATTGAAGTTATATTATTTACAATTAAGCCACTTAAAGTTTGGGTTCCTGTTTGTCCTGTTGGATATTTTAAATATCTAGTGTCTGCTTCTGCTTGTGTTATACCAACTTGAGATTCTACTGACGACCAAAAAGAAGGAATGAATGTAGGTGTTTGTGGATAAATAGGATTACTTGAACTACTCATAATATATTATATTATTATATTATATTATTATATTATGCCGAAAAAAGCAGAGTTGGTAGATTGGTATAAAAAAATCCCTGAGCGTTTTCTTCTAGCATCACACAATCCTCATTACGATATTCATCATATAAAATTACCTTTTCGTATGATAATTTGCGGAAGTAGTGGTTCAGGTAAAACACAGACATTATTGAGTTTAATATATAATATGCCTGATACTTTTGAAAATATTTTTATTGTTACTAAAAATAAAGATGAGCCTTTATATAATTATATTGACGAGAAATTAGGTAAAAAAGGCTTAAAATTAATGGAATATGATAAGGATGGACTGCCAGAGTTAGATAAGTTTAATAAAGAGCAGCAGACATTACTTGTTATGGATGATTTGGTTAATGAACGCAATCAATCATTAATGTGTGATTTTTTTTTGAGAGCGAGAAAAAAAAATTGTAGTTTGGTTTATATAACTCAATCATATTATGCTGTGCCTAAATTTATAAGAAACAATATGACATACCTTATAATTAAGCAGATTTCTAGTATGAAAAATTTAACGATGATTTCAAGAGAATTTGACGTCGGTTTATCAAAAGAAACACTCGTAAGGATGTATGAAGATGCAACAAAAGACAAAAAAGAATTTTTAATGATGGATTTGGAAGCACCAAAAAGTGAGCGTTTTAGAAAAGGGTTCAACGAAATTTATGAACTCTAGCAATCCCCCATAATTTAAACTTTTTCGTAATAATTTAATTATTTTCTCTTTATTTATTATAAGGATGCTTATTAGAAATTTAAGAAAACCAAGTGATTACTCTAAAGCAGTATTAACGCAAGACGAATTATTAAGACTAGCGATTAATAATGATGCTAATATAGCAGCAGCAAGAGCAGGTATGTATAGAGGAGAATTACCTGCATTAAGTGAAGAGCAAAAAAAATCTCCTGCGGAATTACAGGCTGACGTAGCATTACAAGAGCAAACAGCGTTAAATAACTTGTTACGGTTATTCCCGTATAGAGAAGCAGGTCAAATAATTGCGGCGTTTAATGCTGACGAAATTTTTACATTAAACGTTATATTCCCAGAAATTGAAAGAGATATTAATAAACGTTATGCTAAAGGTCTTATATCACCTACCTTTTTTATAGAATATTTAAGAAAATTTAAAGAGGAATTAGAGGCTAGTAAAGGTGTCTCAACAAATTTATCATCTATAACAAACAAATTTAATGAATTAACTGATAATATAAACGATATACGAGCAATTTTACCAACTCAAAACCAGTTTCAAAATCTTAAAAATTTTATTGACAATAAATTAGATGATTTATCTATTATAATTAAAGGTCCATTATTAAATAGAATAAATAGGTTAGAAAAAGTCATTCCAAGTAAGGAAGATTTACAAAAAGTTAGTGAAGATAGTGAATTGAGGCAGTTTGAAACTATAAATATGCTACAAAATTTAACGGCTGATATGCCTACCAAAAATCAATTAAATATGATTATTGAAGACATAAGAAGCGGAAGAGTAACGAATATGGAGGCAGTTAAAAAAATAGAAGACGCATTATCAGGTATTAGTGAAAATCAACTTGATATGTTAGAAGAAATTAAAAGAGAAATTTATGAAAGTAGTCCTACAGGAACAAAAGGGGGTTCAAATATTGAAATTGTAGCACAAGTAATTGTTGGAACAAGAATAATTCCAGTATTAGCAGTAGCAAAAAAAATATTAGCATCAGGCAATAGTAGTTCTACACAAAACGTTTATATTATAGGTGAAGTTGGTAATCAAATACTTAATCTTACAGAATTAAAAGCAATATTAAAAAGTGATGAAAGTTTTAGAAATTGGTTTTCAACGAATGTTGGAAACTCTGTAACTATAAAAAATTTAAAAGATTATATATTAGCAAATTCAATACAAGTAGAAACACTTTCGTCTGCTGCTAGTGATGCTACAAGTAAAGAAACGTTTTCAACAGAAAAAACTGGATTTGGATTGAAATCCACTTTTCACAAAAGTGGAGCAAAAACTGAAGTCAAAAGGGGTCATAGGGGAAATTCCCCTAAAATTGGTGAAGGTTTATCATATGAAGACGAGCCAACATACAGGCAATTTGGTAAATATGTTATTAATATGCCTCAACTTAAAGACCGAGATATTTTAAACGTTAAGTTCCCAAGTTTGGGACGTATTCCACAATTTAAACCTACACCAATTAGCGATATAATGAAAGATTTTATTTTAGAATTATTAGAAACTGGTAAGGTTTCAAATCGTATATACGAACAAATACCTATTGATGAACGTCAATTATTTGAGAAAATCGCAACAGGTGCTGGAATATTAAACTTATTAAAAATAAAACGAACAATTAGTAACGAAGATAAAGAAGATAATAATAGATTTACTCTTTTGAAAGGCGAATATTTAGCAGGAAATAATAGTGTAGCATTATTAAAAGAATTAAGAAAATTAGTTGTAAAATTTATTCAACAAGGTAAAATTTCAAAACACGATGGAACAAATTTATTGATTGAATTATCTTAAGGAACTACGTTCCCTAAAACCCTCCTTTTTATTATATTTTTTGTTTTACTTTTTTTTAAAAAGTATGTATAATATATAATATGAGAACTTTAATTATAAATAGTAGTAATGTTGTTGCTAATACAAATAATTCTGTTTATCAATACAACTTCCCAGGAGGTAATGTTCAATTTGTTAAAGGTCAAAAACTTGCTCTTGGGTCTATACAGATGTATTATTCCACCTTTAATATTACAGCAGCACAAGGAAATAATCAGTTTAGTTATATTTGGGTTGATGGAAAAGAGATAACAATTACAGTAACTGATGGTTTTTATGACATATCTACATTAAATAATTTTTTACACTTTGTTATGCTTCAACAGGGACATTATCTATTAGATACCGCAGGTAATTATTATTATTTCATTAATATGGTAGTTAATACTGCCACTTATCAAATTGAGATTAATTGTTTTCCTATGTCTTTAACAACATACCCTATTGCGACTTATACTGTTGGTGCTCATACTACATCTATTATTACAACTTCTTCACCAACTTTACCTGTTTCTTGGTCTAGACCAACCGCTTCTATTACACCTATGTTTAGAGTATTAGCAAATAATTTTAGAAATATTGTAGGATTGGCAGCTGGTTACTATCCTCAAGGTCAAACTGGGTATGCTTCTACTGTTCCAACAACATCATTAGCACAAGCAACAATTACAAATACAAGTCCTGCTACTGCTTTTTCTATAACGAGTATTGTTGGGACTGTTTTAACAACTACAGGAAATCCTGCTTTTTTAGTTGGAATGATAATTGATGGATTAACAGTCTCAATTACACAGACAACTTATATTGTTTCTGGTAGTGGTAATAGTTGGGTTGTATCAATCTCTCAAACTGTTGGTGCTGGAACAGGATTTTTTTATTCTATGGGAGCAACTCAATCACCAAGTTATACTACAATACAAACTTTTGGTTCAAGTTCTGTTCCTCAAGTATCACCATTATCGTCTTATGTTTTAACCTGTAATTTATTGAATAACAATTATGCTGTTCCTAATTCTTTGCTTTATAGTTTCGCTCCAAACGCAACTTTTGGTTCTCAATTTACAGTTGCTCCAAATCAATACTCGTTTATAAACATACAGCCAGGGCAATATAACTCGTTTCAGGTGTCATTCCTAGACCAAAATAATTTACCAACTTCTCTACAAGATAATAATCTAGTTATTTTATTAATAATAATGGATAAAGAAGATAATGAAGGATTATAATCTTTTTATAATGTATAATATGTATATTTTTAGATTAGGCTCAACAACCAGTGGTTCTGGGCTTAAAACAAGTATTGGAATTAACAAAAATCATAAAGTCGCACAAAATAATAAAAGAACTATGGGCTCGGGTTTAGTATCCGAACTTTACGATGATTCAAAAGTTCAACGAAAAAGTGATATTTTAAGAAATTTAAAAATAGCACAACCAAAAATTCCCAAAAAATATATTTCTTTTGATTTTTAGGAAAATAATTATATTATAATAATTAAAAGAAATACTAGTCTATAATAGTATAGTAGTATTTATGGAAGAAGATTTTGAAGATATTAAGAATAATGAAAGATACCAAATTAATCGTAATGGTGATATAAGATGTAAAATAAAAAATAAATTAATAGGGCAATACTTTGATAAAGACGGATATAAAATATGTTGTTTAAACAACAAATCTCACAAAATCCATAGACTTTTAGCAAAACAATTTATTCTTAATAATGACCCATTAAAAACTGAAATAGACCATATTGACCGAAATAGAAGTAATAATAGTTTAGCAAATTTAAGATGGAGTAATAGAAGTGAAAATTGTAGAAATAGAAGTAGGAATGGGTGTATATCAACTTTTTCAGGATTTAGAAAGAATGGAGAACCATATACTTCTTATAGAGGAAGTTATACTATTCCTAATAATAATGGAGGTATGAAAACTATAAGAAGATGTAGTTGTAAAGATAAAAAAATTGTAGAAGAATGGTTAGAAGAAATTAAAAAATTATATCCTTAAGGAGAAAATTTAGTAATATTATACAAAAAAAAATAATATTTTTGTATTATATACTTAATGGATTCGCTTGTTTATGAAGACAGTATAAATACAGAAGTATCTTCTTCTGAGTTTGTTGATAAGCAATGGTTATACGTGAATGACAATAATAACGGTTCATATACGGGACAAATTGTTTTAGATTCTACCGCATTATCAAATAGCGGGTCGTATATTAATTGGAGCGAAGCATTCATATTAATGCCCTTAGTGTTACAAGCAGAAGGTTCGGCAATAGGTATTACAGAGACAAAAAACCTTGATTACTTAATGGGACTCAAGTCAGGATTTTGGCAAATTTTACACAGTATGAGCGTTGAATTCAATAACGGAAGTATTATTCAACAAACACCATTCTTAAACGTGTTTTGTTCATTCAAAAATCTTACAAGTTGGTCTCATAATGATTTACAAAATTGGGGTTCTGTTTGCGGATTTTACCCGGACTCTTGTAAGTCTTGGTTATATAACAATAATGCTACAGCGAATTCTATTTTAAATTTTATGAATACATCAGGACAAGGATTTTGTAATAATCGTATTGCTCCTTATGTTTCTATTACAACTTACGGTTATTGGACTGGAACTCTTGTAACAGCAACATCAACAGCAGTGACAGCGATTACAACACTAACAGGTCAATTATCAGTCGGGATGTTAATTACAGGACCAAGTGTTCCTGTTGGAACTTATATCACAGCAATCGTTCATATAGCTGGACAACCTTCTACTGCTACTTTGAGTGCTGCAACAACTGGCGCTACTACAAACGTTATGCCTATGTATGGTATTAATCAATTATTACAAACTAATATTGATACTCTAGGTTCAGAAGATTCTGATAATATACGTCAAAATTATAATGAAGGTTTTAGACAGAGAATCGCTTGGTTAAATTTCTCTCTTTCAAATTTGGGTTCTGCTGTTACTCCTACCCTAACAAATTCATTAACTTCAAATCAACCTTCTCTACTTGCAGGGCCAGTATCAACATTAACTACTTCAGTTCTTTCTTCTTCATCATTAAATCAAATTTTCCAGTCTTACGTTCAAAAAGCATCAACTACACGTTCTATTGTTTTTGATGCAGTTATTCGTCTTAAAGATATTGCTGATTTTTTCCAAAAGTGTCCGCTTCTTAAAGGTTCTACAATGCGTCTTTACTTGAATACTAATCAAGTTTATTTCACCGTGGGAGCTGTTGCTCCTGTAATTTCAGGAGCTGTTTCTACAACTGCTCTTTCAGCAGGTTCTTCAATTAATCAGACTGCTACAGGCTGTATCGCACTTACTTCAACACCTATTATATTAGGAGGGGGAGGAACAAATCCAGTAATGATTTCATCTATTGATATCGGACAAGGCGCTAATGCTTTAGTTGGGATTTCTAATAATACTCCAGCAGCGCCTGAAAGTGTTAAAATTGGTTTATCTATTGTTAGAACTCAATTCTTATCAGGTCAATTTTCAGCAACTGTATCTGCACCTATAACATCAGTTCGCTTATATGCCCCTGCCTATACTATGTCGCCAATCGCAGAAAGTCGGTTTTTATCCCTTACACCTACAAAAAAAATTATTTATAATGATTTGTTTTATTATTCTTACCCTAATATTGGGGGAGGACAAACTTTTTCGTTTTTAGTTTCTAATGGTCTGCCTAATATACGTAGCATCCTAGTAGTCCCACTCTTACCTAGAACATCAAACGGGGTCGCTTCAAGTTATCCATCTGTTACACCTTTGGTTGGTGTAACAACTTCATCGTTACTAAGTCCTTTTTCTACTACCGGTGGAACTCCTGACCCAATTTCGCTTACAAATCTACAATTTCAAATTTCAGGAAAAAATTTATTTATCAATAATTTACAATATGATTATGAGACCTTCTACGAGCAACTTGTTTCTTCTAATCAGTTGAATGGCAGTTTAACAACTTCACTATCTTCAGGTTTAATTGGAAAATCAGAATTTCAAAATCTTTATCGTTACTATTACGGAAACGCTGACCGTTCTATTCCAAGTGAAGATGGTGTTGCTAAAGCAGTCCAAGTTTCAGGTATTAATAACAGTCCTCAACCTATTGATATTGCTGTGTTTATTGAGTTTTCTCGCAAAATTACCCTTGATTTACGTTCTGGCAGTCGGATTGAATAATTTGTTTTCAACACTATGTTGAATTATGTAGTCAAAAAATAAAAATAAAATTGATTTCTTTTTTCTTCTTTTTTCTTCTTTTTTATAATAATGAATCATATTGAATTAGTTAAATTTCTACTTGATAATGAATTTGAGAATATTAAAGATTATGAAGATTTATATAAAATAAATAAAAAAGGAGAAATATGGAGTTGTTATTGTAAAAAAATTATGAAAACTTTAATTGATAAAGATAATTATTATTATGTTTGTTTAAGAGATATTAATAAAAAAAAACACAATTGTAGAATTCACAGATTATTAGGACTTCAATATATATCTAATCCTGAAAATAAAAATTGTATAGACCATATTGACAGAAATAGACAAAATAATAGTTTAGAAAATTTACGATGGTGTAGTAATAAAGAAAACTCTAATAATATAGAAAAAGGAAAGGGTTGTATTTTTATTGAAAAATCAACAAGTGAGAAAACAGGTAAAATAATGTGGAGAGCACAACACTCTCTTACAATAGATGGTTATAGAAAAAGATTTAAAAAGAGTTCTTACGATAAAAAAGTAGTAGAAGATTGGCTACAAAATATGATAGAAAAAGATAACTAAACTAAATATTTAAAAATTTCAGTATTCTTTTTTGTTAAAGAAAATAATATTATAACTCATTCTTTAGCAAATTTTTTTCGCTTTATAAAATTTTTATATATACAATTATATATAAGAATGAAAACTAGGTCAATTCAAGGTGAAGCCGAAGGCACCGTTGGTTGTGGTGTTCTAGATGTTTTAAAGTCTGTTGCAAAAATTGCTGGTCCTGTAGCTGTTGATTTAGCCTCAAAATATGCTAAGGAGAGATTAAGTGGTGGTATGGCTATTCCTATAAATATTTCAACAGCACAAAAAAGAACTTTAAAGAAAGGTGGTGCTATTACTATTAAACCTAGTATGATTAGTGATACATCAAAAGATGCTCTTGCTATGTTATCTTCTAATGCTAAAAAAGTTTTATCGGCTTTAAGTAAAAATAAAGGTATTAGATATGCTCTTAAACAAGGCGAAGATGTAATTGAACGAATGAGCGGTAAAGGTCTATTTGATATAGCAAAAAGTGTAGCAAAAGTAGCAGCACCAGCATTAATTGACATAGCCGCTAAAGAAAGTAAAAAAAAATTGGCTGGTAGCGGTGCGTTTGACGTATTAAAATCAGTAGCAAAAGTAGCTGCACCAGCATTAATTGACATAGCCGCTAAAGAAAGTAAAAAAAAATTGGCTGGTAGCGGTGCGTTTGACGTTTTTAAATCAGTAGCAAAAATAGCAGCACCAATAGCGATTGACCTTGCTAGTCAAGAAGCAAAAAAACGCATTAGCGGAGGTAGGATGAAGCAAGTAAAAGTGATGAAGGGCTGTGGTAGTCCATACATTACACCACCATATAAACAAGCAATGAAATTTAGTGGTGGCTCTATATTTCCATCAGGAGGTAGTATTTATCCATCCGGTAAATATGGTTCAGGGTTAGATATGCCGATACAGATTGGCAACCCATATTTAAGTATAAATAGCCCAGCCTTTAATCCATTCATCCCAACAAAAAGCATTCAATCATACGATAAAATTTAAAATATATATTAAATATTCGTTAATTTAGGAAAAAAAATAAAATAATTAGTATATAATTATGAAAAAATTTACAACACCAAATTCTACTGCTTTTCTCTCTACAATTTCACCTAAAAATTTTGCGTATGTTTTTATGGGCGAATTAAACGAAGAGAATTACAATGATTTCATTATTGAAAGATATGGAGGAGTTCAGAAAACAGGGAATAAATCTAGTTTATTACATTATAAAACCTTTGATTGGGTTAATAACGATTACAAAATTGAACTAAAATCAAGAAATAATGATTTTAATGTATATAATACTACGATGATTGGATTTAATAAAGTAAAAGAGTGGAAAGAAGATAAAACAAATCGTAAATATATTTTTTTATTTGCTTATTTAGATGGTTTATACGAGTGGGAATTAAATAAAGAAAATTATCAAAAAATTGGCGGAGATAATTCTATTAAAAAAAACTCTTTTAGTCAAAAATCTACTGCTTTTGGTCCGTCGCCGTTGGCTTATTCAACCTTTAATGAAAATAAAGAACACTTATATATTCCTATAAAAGACTTAAAAAAAATTAGTGATAAGTCCTGTCTAGTTCCAGACGAATTACTTTGTAAATCTATAAAAAATAATGGTTGTCTTATTTAAAATACTAATAATAATATATTTCTATAGATATATTATGATTACAAATTTTGATATTTTAGAAATTGGAAAATCATTAAAATTGCCAATTATTGGTGTATTTTCAAAAGATAAACTTCCACAAAAAAGAAGTGTTGGTTCATATTATGTTAATATGGAAGACCATAACATAGGTTCAGGAACACATTGGGTCTTTATGAAAATATTTCCTTGCGGTAGTGCTTTATATTTTGATAGTTTTGGAGTTAATCCACCTGAAGATGTAAGATATTTTTTAAAACCTTTTGCTCCATTCCCTTTTAGTAATCGTCAAATACAAGATTTAAAATCTGAAAATTGTGGTAGATTTTGTATTTTGTGTGATTACTATTTTTCTCATCAAGTTAAAACAAAGTTTCAAAATAACGATATGGTTGCTGAATCTTTTGACGATTGGCTAAATTCGTGGTCTATTCATACAGCAACTAATGATAAAATATTAAAAGAGAGAATAAACCAATTAGGTTAGAACCGTCGCCGTTGGCTTAGAAATTAGTTTCAAAATCTAAAATTTCTGTTTTTTCTTTAGTAGATAAAGCATATTCGGTAACTCTTTTCTCAAAAAAATTAGATTTCCCCTCAAGACAAATTAACTCCATAAAATCAAAAGGATTTATAGCATTATATATTTTATCATAACCAAGTTGGACTGATAATCTATCAGCAACAAATTTAATATATTCTATCATACTCTTACTATTCATACCAATAAGATTACAAGATAAAGCATCACAAATAAATTCACACTCAATTTTTACCATATCTTTTATAATTTCTTTAATTTTTTTAAAAGATAATTTATTTACTAGTTTTGAATAGAGTAGAATAGCAAATTCAGTATGTAGTGCTTCATCTCTGCTAATTAATTCGTTACTAACAGTTAATCCATTAAGTAATCCTCGTTTTTTAAGCCAAAATATAGAACAGAAAGCACCTGAAAAGGCTATTCCTTCAATACAGGCAAACGCAACTAATCTTGTCGCAAAATTTTCAGTAGAATTAATATATTTTTTACACCAATCTGCTTTCTTTTTAAGGCAAGGAAATATAGAAATAGAGTTAAATAAAAAGTTTTTATGCTTCTTATCTTTTATGTAGGTATCAATTATTTTTGAATAGACTTCTTGATGTATTCCTTCAATAGCAATTTGAAATCCATAAAATAATCTTGCTTCACTATTTTGAACTTCATTATAAAATCTCTGTGCTAAATTTTCATTAATAAGACCATCACTACTAGCAAAAAAGGCTAATATCATACTTATAAAATATCTTTCATTATTATTTAAATTGTTCCAATCGTTTAAGTCCTTTGATAAATCTATTTCTTCTTCAATCCAAAAACAAGAAATTGCCTTTTTATATAAAGTATAAATATCGTGATGCTTTACAGGCAAAATAGTATATTTTGAATCATCACAAATAAGTAAAGGTTCTAATTGCTGCTTTTCCATAATATATATAGTTTAGAATTAAAAAATATGATATTATATATATACAATATGGAAAAGCAAACGGCGACTAAATCTTATTATACTCCTGCTGTTAAAAAGGCTATTATGACTTACCGAGAGAAAAATAAAGACAAATATAATGAGTTACAACTTAAATATTATCATTCAAAAAAAATTGATGAAGAATGGAATGAAAAATTTAAACAACGATGCCGTATTTCTAATCGAAAATATAGAGAAAAAAAACGTGAGGAATTATTAACATCACCAAAACGAGGAAGACCAAAAAAAATAAATAAAATTGAAATAAAATAATGAAATTAAACTTATTACAAAACGGCTATTATAATGGATTTATTTATTAATTTTATAAGGCTTATTGAAATTACTTTTGTTATTGTTATAATATTCTTTATTTTTATTTATTATTTGTTGTTTATTTTTTATAATAGAAAAAAGATAACTTTAAAAAACTAGGTGGTAGATGGAGTAATACGGCTAAACAATGGTATATACGTTATTATTTAGATGAAGATGAAGATACAAATATTCAAAATCTATTAGAAAAATTACCAACAAATTATGATTTTTCTAATGTAATATGGGACAAAGGAGGACTTGGTATAAAGCATACTAATATTGATAAAGAAATTTACAAATATTTTAATAAAGAATTTCCTTTGGAACTATAAGTCATATTTCAAATTTAATAAAATTTTATCATTATATATAATCCACGACGCATAAGGTTTTGAATTGAGATTAACATTATCAAGTCTATTAAATAATGATTTCACCTTCATAACTATATCCATATCGTTTTTCATATTATTTTCACTTATTTTACCTGATTCACCATCATTCATTAATTTTTCAATAATTTTAAACATTATATTTACTATTGTTTTTTCTTTATACTTATAAATACATAATAATAAATCAACAAATTTACTCATTATATATTCATCTTTAGAAACCCAAGTATCAATATGTGATTTTTCCATTAAATTATGAATAATTAAAAGTTTTTTTATCTCAGTTGTGTTTGAAAAATTGTCTTTAATAGTAGTAGGTAAATCAATATCTAATTTTTTTATAATTTTAAATATCAGATTTATTACACAAAATGGAATTGCAATTTCATACGATTGTAAATTTGACATATTTGATGCTTTATTATCAATAGTATAATTATAAATTTTCGTTTCAATTTTTTTTATTAAAATAATATATTTAGTAAAAAAAATATTTAAATAAAATAAAATCTTATAATATATAAGATGAATAAATTATTCAATCCTGATGATAAATTAAGTGGTTCAAAAATATTAGATAAATATTTAGATAATTTACCACGAAATAGTAAAGCACTATTAGATGAAATTAAAAATCAAGACCTTATCAGAAGTGACTTATGTAAAAGATGTGATGATACTGCTATTTTTTTGTTTAAAGAAAATAATTTTCATACTTGTAATAGATGTAAAATTATTTTAGATTGTTTTATAAAAAGAGGATATGGAAAAAAATCTTTTGAACTATAATATTTAGAATAATTAACTTAAATATATTTTTATTATAATATATAATAATAAGAATGTATGATGAAACCAAAAAGAAAGCAATAATGAAGTGGAGAGAAACTCATAAAAATAATTATAATGATTATATGAGAGAAATCTTTTATATAAAACACTGCGAAAAAATTAAACAAAATAGGAAGGATAAATACTACTTTGAAAAAGAATGTAAAAGATTAAGTAGTATTTTATTATAATATATTTAAAAAAAAACGATTTAAATATATTTTTTATCTTATAGTATATATAATGAATACTAAAGTTAAGAAAGAGTTAAGAGACTATTTTGGATTTACTAATATTAAACAAACTTATAGCATATTAGGTATTAAAAATGCTGAAGATGCTTATAAACAATTAGATAAGGAATATAAAAAACAATCACAAGTTAATTTAAAACAAAAATCAAAAATTAAATCACAAAAATGGATTGAGGAAGTAAGTAATCAGTTAAAGAAAAAAGAAGATAATAAATTAAAAATGCCAGTTGATAGATTACAAAAATATGTAAATAAGTGGATTAAAAATAAAAAGGGTCACTTTGAAATTACGCTTAAATCATTAATTGCTAATGTTAAAAGAACTTTTAAATTTAATCATATTAATCACTTTGAAAATTGGGTTGAAAAATTAACTGAAAATAAAGAAATTGATAGTGATGGTAATACTATTAAACAAGATGAATATAATATATTCAGTAGATTTAAAATAGATAGTATTAAATTAACTGGAGGTGGCTGTAATACTCATAAACCAAAAAGTGAAGAATTAACATCATCGTTTTATAAATATAAATTATTTACTCCAAGCAGTAGAGACAATAATTGTTTCTTCGCTTGTTTAAATCATATTAAACCATTAGAACCAAGTAGATATATATTTAATAAATTAAGAAAACAATTTGGATTAGAAAATGGAAAAGAAATAACTATTGATGAAGCATATACAATAGCAAATAAACTAAAATATAATATTCAAATTATAGATTTTGATACAAATGAAGAACTTGAAGACAATATACAATATATAGTTTATAAAAATAATCATTATTATGTATTAGAAGACTATGAAGCAATAGTTTTAAAAAATAAAAGAACAAAAAGAGGTTTATTAACTTTTGATTTTGAAACTAGACCAACAGAAGAATATGATGTAATTAAAGCAACAGGAGAAAAACTTTACATTCTTAAAGATACATTATGTTGTGTTTATTTTAGAAAATATAAATCTGAAATATGTGAAAATATTAAATTTATTACAAATAATGATAAAACTTCTGCTCGTCAATTAATTGATTGGTTTAATAGTGAATCACAAGATGGAAGAACTTATAATGTAATAGCACATAATGGAGGAAGATTTGATTACTATTTCTTTATATCTTCTTTAACTAATTGTGAATTATTAGAATGTAATATTCACTTTAGAGGAACAACAATTATTTCAATTAATTATAGAGGTAATTTATTCAAAGATAGTGCTTGTTTCTTAACTGATACTCTAAAAAATTTATCAAATTCGTTTAAAGTTAGTGACGGTAAAATTACAAAATTTAATTTACACGGAACTGAACTCACCTCAGAACAATTATGTTTTTATAAACATTATTTAACTTTTAATCAATTTTTAGATTTACAAGATTTAGATAAAGAATTTTGGTCTTTATATGAAAAATATTGTTTATATGATTGTATTGCTCTTTTTCAAATATGGGAAAAATTTACTAAATGTGTTAATACATTAATAGAATCAATTAATCCTTATTTATTACGTGTTTGTCCTTTAATGGCTTCTACTACTATTGGCTCTCATAGTAAAAAAATTATTGTTGAAATAAATAAATATAATAAAAAACCAAATAAATATAAACGTGATTTAGAAAAATTTACTGGTATATCTTATGAAGAGTCTGATATTACAAAAGGAAAATATATTCAGAAAATTGATTATGATAAATATAATTTCTTATGTAATTTCAAACGAGGAGGTATTAGTCACTGTAATCAGATAGGAAAACATACAAGTGGAATAACTGGTGTTGATATCGCAAGTCAATATCCAGCATCATTAATATATTCAATGATTCCTACTGGAAAAAGTGATTGGATTAATAAATATGATAAAACAAAACACGGATTTTATTATATTAATAACATAGTTTTTAATAGTTATAAACTAAAACCAGTCGCATTATCTTTAAAAAATCAAAGTTTAAACTGGGCAACTAATGATATGAATGAATTATATGTTGATAGTTATATGATAAAATATTTAATAGAAAATTATGGTTTAATAAGTTTTAATGTTATAAAAGGATTAGTAAGTGAAACTGAAATAGAAAGCAATAAAATTTTTGGTAAATATATTGGAACTTTTTATAATGAGAAGAAACAACAAGATAAATATAAAACTGAAGGTTCTGAATTATATAATGAAGCATTACGCTCTACGATTAAATTATATTTAAATAGTTTAACTGGTAAATTAGTTGAAAATCCAGCATTACACTTTTCTACAGAATTTGCGGATAATGATTTAATGAATACTCACGGTGATATAAAAAAAGCAAAAAAAGTAGAAGAATCAATGCCAAAAGGAACTATAAGTCAATTAAACGGAATTAAAATTTATAAAGAAAAAAATTTAGAAAAAATCAATGATTGGATAGTTCCTGGTATTATGGTGTATAGTTATTCAAAACGATTATTATTTGAATATATTAAGTGTCTTCCTAATAACAGTGATGATATAATTCATATTGAAACAGATGGAATTTATTTTAGCACAAGACATCTAGAAAAATTTACAACAAATTTACAAAAATATAAAGGAGATTATCCTTGTAAGTTTGGTGAAGACTTAGGAAATTTAAAAATAGAAAAAAGCACACAAGAAGGACAAGTTGCTTATTTTTTAGGAAAAAAATTTTATTGTATTACTATGAATGATGATTATAATAATAAACCAAGAGATGAGAAAGATAAGAATATTTATCGTATAAAAGGATTTCCACAAAAAACTATTAATGCTGATGGAAGTGATAAATTTTTAGTTGATGTTTCTTTATATGATGATTGTTATAAAGGAAAAGAAATTACACGTAGTTTTCAGACATTAAAGAAGTCATTATTCTGTAAAAAAACAAGAATTACTGCTTATACAATGACAAGAACAATCAAAGGTAATCAAAACTATAAACTATACGAATGATGTCAATTAATTTTATTTGATTAGTTTATAGTTTTGGTTTATTTTGCTCATAATATTATTATTTGTTGTTTATTTTGCTCATAATAGTTTGAAAAGTATTCTTTTGATTATTTTTATAATATTCTTGTTGTTGTATTCTAATTTTTTCTTTATTATTCTCATAGTAATTTTTTGACTTATTTAATATTTTTTTAAATCATTATATTTCAATTTTTTTTAATAAAATTTGAATACTTATTTAATTTGAAATAAAATTTGAAGTAAAATTAACTTTAAATTGAGTTATTATGGGAAAAAAACGAAATTGTATTGAATGTGGAAAAATCCATAGAAATGAAATAAGCGATAAATGTAATGATTGTAGATATTCGTATAAATATAATATATGTTGTGATTGTAATCAATGTTTAAGTTGTTATGGAATTAAATTTTTAGGAATTGTGGAATTAGTAGTGATAAAAAT